CCGATAAAGTAAGAGTTACATCTTTAGTAGTAGTATTAAATCCAACTGTACTAATACCAACACCATTAGAGTTACCTGTAGGTATAATAATTGGAGTAACTGGACTTATTCCAGTAGTATTCTTTAGTATAGTAACTTTTGAATCACCTAATGTATAGCGTAAATCTATATCTTTAACTTGCTCTTTAGTTTCACCATCAAATACTAATAATGTTGGAGCAACGGCATATCCTTTTCCTACTGAAGCAATTCCAATAGATCCGATAGATGCTAAAGACTTCATCTTCATTACTTGTGGTAATGCTACAGTTGGTCTTAATGTTGTATCAGATGGGAAATTAAATCCAATATTTTGTATCTTTGTTTTCTTAATACGACCAATACTAGAACTTCCAACACTTATAACAGCATTACTACCAAATTCAGTTGTTATGGTATTAATTCCAGGTAATGAATAGTAATTTTGTCCACCATTTTTTATTTGGAAATCAGCAACTGGACCATATGCAGTTTTGGAATTAGTATCATATTGAATAAGAGAAGTTAATGTAGAATAAGTTGTTTTTTCTGGATACTGACTTAAAGTATAAGCAAAGGTATTCGTTGATCCAACAGCAACAACAATAGAATGATTTCCATTAAACTTACTTTCAAAAGTTTCAACCTGACTACCACTAACAACTTCATCATCTACTACAATTTCCTTTTTAACAAGAGGTAAATTATTTTCAAATATTGGTTCAAGTCTATAATATAAATTTTGAGGAATATTTTTATTTACAGTTAATGAAACTTTTGCATCAGCAGAAACACCAATTTTACCAGTTTTCTTAACTTCAAATTCTACACTATCTGCGGTTTTTTCCCATAGATCTGTAAAGTTCTCATCTGTATAAAAATTAAATTCAAATGCAGAGTAAGAACTTCCTTGACTATCATATCCTAATGATGGATCAGAAACATCAAATTCTACTGTAGAATCTTTATAAAGATCTATATGAGGATTGACCGCAGAGAATGACCCCGAATCTGTACCAGTAATATTAACAGTAACTGGATTAAGTAATTTAGACTGATAATATGAAGTAGATAATTTAATATTATTATTATCAATTTTTATAATATAATAAATTCCATTATTAATAAGGTTACTTGTATTTGAATTAATATTACAGATTACCTTATCGCCAGTATTAAATCTATGATCTTCTATAGTAATACTGTTTGCATTATTATCAATATCTAATGCAGCAAATACTCTAGGATCTAATACCAATCTCCTATTAAAATCATTATACTTAACAGCAATAGAAGTAGTAACTCCAGGATTGATATTAATATCAACAGTATTTCCAGAAATTAATCCATGAGAATCACCAGTTGATACATTTACTTTATTTCTAGTAATATCACCTGTGATTGGTTTATAGTTAGTTTTAAGACTATGCTTAACTCCTGTTCCAATTCCAGTAAATGCTAAAGTAGTAGAATTTCTAAATGCACTTGCTATACCAACAAATGTTCCAGTAGTGCCTAATCCCACCCTTACAGTTGCAATACCAATTAAACTATCTGTTATTTTAGCAACATATAATTTTTCACCATTCTGTAACAATGCAGATGTTCCACCAACAACACTTAATCCATTTCCACTATTTGTGTTATATGTAACTTCATCACCTGTTTCTAAATTATGATTTCTAAAATATATTGATTTTGTAGGAACAAACAATTCAGTTAATCCAACACCTGGTGTACTAAATGTAAGTGTGCTTCCAATACCAACTCCTTGAGCAACAGATTCTATTGGATTGAAATATAATTGAGTATTTCTTTTTGCAGTAAATGTAGTTTTAATTCCTGCGTTGATTGTTACTACACGAGGATCCTGTTTAACAATTGTAGTTACTGAATGTGCAACTCCTGTTGTGCCATTTTGTGCTCTTACAACTCTAACTCTAGAAAATACATCATCTACGTTTAAAACCTTTACTTTTTCATCTTCAACTTCAAGAATATCATTCGGTTTAATATTATCCAGATTACCACCGATATTAAAGAAAGTAACAAATCCAGTTACACCTGTAGTATCAACAGAGACTGTGGTAGTTCCTATACCAGTCATTACAAATGCGTCTGTAGTAATACCAGCTTTATATGCACCCTCTAATCCCGAAGATGTTGTAGATAAACCAGAGATTACAACTAGTTCATTTGATTTAAAGTTATGAGGATTATCACTAATAACATTCCACTGACCATTAAATCCATTTTCAGCTGGATATAATTCTACTCCAGTAATTGTTGTACTTGCAGCACTAATACTAGAAACTCTTTTTCCTAAAACTTTAGATACTTCAATATCAGCACCAAATCCAGCCATTTGGTCACGACTAGTATTAGATGTGCCAAATTCTATAGTATCACCTATTCTATATAAATCTCCACTTGAGGAAATACCTACCTTTTCAATTTTACCAGGTGTTACTGAACTAACATCAATAGTTTGTTTTAAATCATCAGGAATATATGCATACTTGTATTCAACCTCTTGAGTTTCTATTAAATTATATGGTTGAGTATTTCTTAACCATGTTGTTTTATCTAACTTATAATCTTTTTGATTTGAATAAACATTATAATTAAATTTATTTGGTGTTGACTGATAACCATTACCTATTAAATAAGGAAATACTGGTCTTTTAAAACCATTAAAGTTCTCTGCTGAATCTGCAGGACCATCATTAACAGTTGCAAAATATGCATAGGTTCCTTTAGGAAATTCTGGTGTAAAACAGAATCTACCATTATTTTCATCAAGAACTGCATCGTCATCAATTTTTTTATAAGTAAAATCTTCTACAAAGAATCCTTCAGGGTATAAACCAGTAGAAGGTCTTCCATCTTTTAATTCTAATGAATAACCAGATCTCATTTGAGATATAGCACCACCAGATTTGGTTATATATCCATAAGGACCATAAATTGGATTGCCATCATATGCCCAACCAATTATTGGAGAATGGTCACTAGATAGGATTTCAGTACCATTAGATATTTGGAGATCATTTTTACCATACAAAATATCACCACTTTGATTTCTTGCAAAAACAGATTCTCTTAATTTGCGTGGAGCATATAAATGAGAGAATTGTAATCCACTATTTTGATTAAATTCATGTGCAATAAATCCATCATCACCTGTAAAATTCTTTAAATTCCTTTCAACTAAATTAATTCTCCATTCTTGAAGAAGTGCTCTAAATTGAGATCCATCACCAGGAACAGAAACTGCTACTGTTGTATTATCTTGAAGATATCCGCTACCACCTTCAATTATTTTAACTGATGTCAATTTACCATTTTCGAGAATTGGTGTAAGAACACAACCAGTTCCAGAACCACCAATTATAATATCAGGTGGTGAATTATAATTAAGTCCACTATTCTGAATTAATACTTCTGTAATTTGTCCATTATTAACTACTGGTTTTATTTGTGCATTTTTTCCTGCACCTAAAGTAACATTAGGTTCTCTATTAAAATTAATAATTTCAGAATCACCATAACCATTACCTTGATTTGATAAATCAATTGATGTTATAGATCCTCTAACAATAGGTTGAATTTTAGCCCCAAATATTTCATCAGGAGTTCCATCAAATTCTGCAGTGCTAATACCAATTTTACCTGATATTGTAATAGAAATATCTTCATAATTAAAAATATGTGTACCAATTCCTACAGAAGTTAACTGAATATATTGTTTAGTGTCATAGAAAAATGTTTTTTGATCATCTGGTCCTATAACAGATAAT